AGATCGACGAACGGGTCAACACCGTTTACGATCTCCTGTTGCGTGCTCACAGTCGGACGCAAATTCTTCGCTATGCCGCGGAGACGTGGCAAGTGTCCGAGCGGCAGGCTGAGCTTTATATGTCCCGCGCCCGCCAACTAATGCAGTTGGATGCAGAGCTAGAGCGGCCGCAGTGGCTAGCTGCTGCTGTCGCTCGCTTGCAAGATTACGAGCGTGAAGCACGCGCTAAAGGCAACCTCAGCATTGCAATCAAAGCGCTAGAGGATCAAGCCAAGCTGTTGCGGTTTGAGATGTCATGAGCCTGCTTGCCGGCATCTGCCAACCCGGCAGCCTGCTTGGGTTTATGGATGTTGCAACGCAAGAGGACACGGGCGATCTACTGCAACGCATCCGCGCTGATCTGCACCCTGGCCAGCTTGCGTTTGTAGATGACAGCGACACGCAGATCCTTGGCATCTCAGCCGGCTATGGCGCCGGTAAGACACGTGCGCTGTGCGCTAAGGCGGTGATGCTGGCCGCGGCCAATCAAGGCTTTATTGGTGCAGTGATGGAGCCCACCGGCCCATTGATCCGCGATATCTGGCAGAACGACTTTGAGCAGTTCTTGGAGGCGTATGAGATCCCCTACACATTTAGGGCAAGCCCGCTGCCTGAGTACATGTTGCACCTGCCAGGCGGTGATACTAAGATTTTGTGCCGCAGTTTTGAGAACTGGTCGCGCATCATCGGCTTGAACCTTGCCTGGGTGCTCGCCGATGAGATCGACACGGTGACGCCATCTATCGCCAACAAGGCATTTCCCAAGATCCTTGGCCGCTTGCGCTCCGGCAACGTGCGGCAGTTTGGCGCTGCATCCACACCGGAGGGCTTCCGCTGGATGTGGAACACCTTCGGCAGTGAAGATGCCAAAGGGCGTGCGGATCGCAAGCTGATCAAGATGCGGTCAGCAGATAACCCGCATCTGCCGCCGGACTTTATTGAGCGACTAGAAGCCAACTACGACCCAAACCTGCTGCGGGCCTACCTAGACGGAGAGTTCGTCAACCTCACCACTGGCACCATCTACGACCGCTTCAGTCGTGACAAGCACGTGGTGGCTGAGCTGCCAGACCTAGATCGCGAGCCGCTGCGCATTGGCGTTGATTTCAACGTTGGCAACATGTCTGCTGTAATCGGCATCCGCACTGGCAGCAGCCTGCTACTGATTGATGAGATCAGCGGCGCCCATGACACCGACGCATTGGCGCAAGAGATCCAAGCGCGTTACCCGCAGCGGCGTATCTACATCTACCCAGATGCCAGCGGCGGCAACCGCAGCACCAACGCAAGCCAGACCGACATCCAAATCCTGGAGTCCTACGGCATGTCGAACCAGTCACCACGCGCAAATCCTCCCGTCCGTGATCGCGTGGCTGCTGTTCAGGCTTTGCTGGAAAACGGCAAGGGCCAGGTCAGACTCACCATCCACCAGCGCTGCAAGCGGCTGATCGAATGCCTAGAGCTGCAGTGCTACACGGATAAGGGCGACCCGGACAAGGATGCCGGCCATGACCACATGAACGATGCGCTCGGCTACTTGGTCTGGCGTGAGTTCAACCCATTGCACGCAGGTGCCGGGCGATCTACAGGTATCAGGCTATATTGATTCCGCCAATCATTAACTCTACCCATGCTCAAGGGTGCTGAACTACTTGCCAAGGTCAAAGAACTGGGCAATGCGCCTAAGTCTGAACTGGTGCGCGCTTGCGGCTACGTGATCAAGGATCGCGTGGCATTCACGCAGTTCTATGAAGCGCTGCTGGAAGCCAAAGGCGTTGACCTAGGCAGCAAGACACCTAAGCGTGGCCGCGGCCTGACCTACAAGGCAAAGGTGCAATTCAACGGCAAGCTGCAAATCGGTGACGGCTACCTGCGTGAGATGGGTTACGAGCCCGGCGCTGAGTTTGACATTAAGATTGGCCGCAATAGCATCACGCTGACTGCTGCCTAAACTGCACCTATGACTGCGGCGCTGTAATGTACACCGGCTTTAACAACTACGACCGGCCTATTGCGCAGCGCCGCGTTACTCGCGTACAAGATGCCAATACGGCGTGGTATGCACAAGAGCCGCATTGGATCCTGATCGAAGATCTGCTGCAAGGCACCTATGGGATGCGGCGTAAGCATCGCCGTTACCTGCCGCAAGAGCCGCGTGAGCTGGATGAGTCCTACGACAACCGCTTGGCACGCAGTGTTTGCCCGCCGTTCTATCAGCGTCTAGAGCGGATGCTGGCAGGGATGCTCACGCGCAAGCCGGTGCGGCTTGATGACACAGCAGATGTCATCCGTGAGCAGTTGTTTGATGTTGACCTACAAGGCAATGACCTCAACGTCTGGACCTACGAAACCACGCGCAAGATGGTCCGTTATGGCCACGTTGGTGTACTGGTGGATGCACCTGCTGATGGGGGTAGACCCTACTGGGTGACCTACACACCACGGCAGATCCTTGGCTGGCGTGCTGAGCAGCAGGAAGGCCGGCAAGTGCTAACGCAACTGCGACTTGCCGAAACGGTCACCGTGCCTGATGGCGAGTTTGGCGAGAAAGCAGTGGAGCAAATCCGGGTGCTGACGCCAGGTGAATTTCAACTACACCAAAAGCAAGACAACGGCGACTTTAAGGTTGTCGACGAGGGCCGCACCAGCCTTAGTGCGATTCCCTTCTCAGTTGCTTATGCGCAGCGGCATGGCTTCATGGAGTCACGTCCGCCGTTGGAAGACATCGCTGAGCTGAACCTCAAGGCATATCAGATCCAGAGCGACCTCGATAACCAACTCCACATCAGCGCTGTGCCGATGCTGGCGTTTTATGGGTTCCCATCTGCAGCAGAGGAAGTCAGCGCTGGACCCGGCGAGGCGATCGCATTCCCTGCTGATGGCCGCGCTGAATACATTGAACCTGCCGGCCGCAGCTTTGATTATCAGTTCCGCAGGCTTGAGCAGCTTGCATTGCAGATCAATGAGCTAGGTCTGTCGGCAGTGCTGGGCCAGAAGCTATCTGCTGAAACTGCTGAGGCAAAGCGCATTGATCGCAGTCAAGGCGACAGCACCATGATGGTGATTGCGCAGAACGTGCAGGATATGATCGACAACTGCCTGCAATTTCATGCGCAGTACATCGGCAACAACACATCTCCTGGCAGCAGCTACGTCAACCGTGACTTCCTCGGCACACGCCTTGAACCGCAGGAGATTCAAGCGCTGCTGCAGCTTTACACCGCAGGCACCATCACGCAGGAAACCTTACTGCGTGAGCTTGCCGAAGGCGATGTGCTAGGTGACGACTTTAACGTGGATGAGGAGCTTGAAGCTACGGCCAATGCGGGGCTTGATCTACAACCTGCTGGACTGGGTGACCGACCGCTTAGTGGACCTGATGATCTGGATGGAACCGAAGAAACCGAGGAGACAAGAGCTTGATTATCACGTTAGCGCCTTGCCGGAACAGGTCTTAGCCATCGTGCGCATCAGTTGGTACAAGGAAGGCAGGCCAGATGAAATTGACGAAACGATCTTGTACGAAGACGGGCAAAACGGTTATGACGCATTCGCTGCATTGGTCACCACTGCATTGAACCGCGGCGCTAATGTCAGCATCCGCAGCGGCTATCAACCGGAAGATCTTGGCATTGAACGATGAGCACACCAGAAGCGCTATATCGCAATGCAATAGATCTAAACCGCTACAGCAATAGCGTTGCGCGGCGCGTCATCAATGCCTACAACGACATCATCATTGATGCGGTCAATCAACTGCGCACTATTGATGAGCTGTCGGCGCCAGTCAAGGCAGCACGGCTGCGGGCGATCCTTGCTCAGTTAAAAGACAGCCTGGCAACATGGGCAGGTGATGCAACTGAGCTGACTGCATTAGAGCTGCAAGGCATTGCAGAGCTGCAGTCTGAGTTTGTGACCGATCAACTGCGGCGTGCATTGCCAGCAGGTGCACGTGATGCAGTGCGCACCGTAGAGATCAGCCCGCAATTTGCGCAGTCAGTGGTAACCACTGACCCGACGCAGATCAATGTGGTAGCGCTCAGTGATGACCTTTTTGCTGCTGTGCAAGGTGCACCGGCGACGTTCAGCCTCACCGCAGCGAAAGGCGCCACGATCACGTTGCCCAATGGCGAAGTGGTTACCAAAGCATTCCGCGGCATTGCCGTGGATCAAGCTGAGCGGTTCTCGCAAGTCGTGCGGCAAGGCTTGCTGACTGGTGAGCCGACGCCAGCCATTGCCAAGCGGCTGATCGGAAACCTTGAATTTGGCGAAGAAGCCAAGACCGTGAAGCAGCTAGTTGCAGCAGGCGGCCAGGCAACAGCGGTTGCCGACAATCAGATCGTTAGCCTTGTGCGCACCAGCATCAACCAAGTAGCCAATGCAGCTAGTCAGCAAGTATATGAAGCCAATCAAGACATCACTAAAAAGTATCGCTATGTGGCAACACTGGATACCCGCACCAGCAGCATTTGCCGTGCATTGGATGGCCGCGAGTTTGAATATGGCAAAGGTCCGACTCCGCCGCAGCACTTCAACTGCCGCAGCACGACAGTGCCGGTGATCGACTACGACGAGCTAGGTTTCACGCCACCGCCACCAGCAAAGCGTGCATCAGCAGGTGGCCAAGTGCCGGCGGATCAAACCTACGGGCAGTGGCTGGCAAAGCAAGACCTTGAGACCAAGGCCAAGGCATTGGGCGCCAACAAAGTGCCGTACTTCAACCGGCTTGCCGACAAGTATGGCCCAACTGATGCCATCGCTAAGCTAGTCCGTGATGACGGCTCAGAGCTAACCTTAGATCAGCTTCGCGCACGATATGGACCTGCCTAGCCTCCGTCATTTTCAGAATGCTGGCATCTACTTCA